AAAACATACCACAATGGTACAAAGATCTAGATCATAAACTGAATAAAAAAACAGTAAAAGGATGTATGCCATTCCTTGATGCTTTAACGGCTGGTTATATTATAAAAACACCTTTTGACTTAGCTGTTGTGCATAATAAAAAAAACCCACACAATCCAGAAATAGCACATAATAATTTTTCTTCGGTGCATGAGGCTTCAGATTCCGTTAGAGAATTAAATATTCCTTTTAATCACACAAATGAGTTTCACCAACCTTTTCAAATGGAGGGAAGTCCTCTATTAGATAAAAACTTAGGAATGGGCTTTCATAAATTTGTAAGCCCTTGGATTATCAAAACACCCCCAGGATATTCTTGTTTATTTATTTCACCTATGAATAATAAAGATGATAGATTCGATATAATATCAGGGATTGTAGATACTGACACTTTTGATATGCCTATTAACTTCCCTTTTGTAATAAATGGTGATAAATATAAGAGTATAGAAACTTTAATTGAAAAAGGGACTGCGATGGTGCAAGTGATACCCTTTAAAAGAGATACTTGGCAAATGAAAGTAAAAACTTATAAAAATGTAGATTTACATAAAAGTATTCTAAAGTTATTCTCTAAATTTTTTAACAAATATAAAACAATGTATTGGAGTAAAAAATCATGGCGTTGAAAGAATATATAAAGATATATGATAATTCGATTCCTCTTGAGACATTAGGATCCCTAACAAAATTCGTTTCAAATTTAAATTATAAAAAAGCTCAGGTAGGATATGGAAGGGAAGAGAGTGCTGTTCGTAACGTTCAGGACAAACCCCTTTCAAATGCAGTGAAGTCTATGACAGAAATTAAATGGTATAATTTTATTAGACATGTATTCTCTAAATTTACACAAGACTACATATTTGACGTGGTAAAACAAGACCCTAAAAATTTATCACCAGGACAGATAAGAGAAGTAGATGCTTTAAAGTATGAAACTGGAGGTCATTATGTTTATCACGTAGATTATTTTGAAAAACATCCAAGACAATTTAGTTTAATTTTATTATTGAATAATGACTATGAAGGAGGAGAATTAGTTTTTAATGATCCATCTTATCAAAATGAATACCTTGTTCCCATAATTCCAGGAAGAATAATTGTTTGGCCAAGTAATTTTTTATTTCCACATAAGGTCAATAAGGTTACAAAAGGCACAAGATATAGTATTGTAGGGTGGTCGTACTAATGATTAAACTTAATAATAAATTATATACAGTGGTAAAAAATTTTATTTCTGAAGATGAAGTAAAACTTTTAAAAAACTATTCTAAATTAGCACATAGATTTAATACTTCGCATTTCGACTCTGAATTAAATTTTGACACAGGAGTTTATGGCGATCCTGTCTATGAATCTTTGATGGTAAGTAAAACAAAAAAGATGAGTGAAATATGTGAAAAAGAACTTGTTGAAACAGTAAGTTATTGGAGAATGTACACATACGATGCTACTTTGAAAATGCACTCAGATAGACCATCTTGTGAGTATAGTGTAAGTGTAATGATTGATACTGATAATACACCTTGGCCATTTATTGCTGGAGAGAGTTCAATTGATATGAAACCAGGTGATGGAGTAATTTATAAAGGGTGTGAGCTAAAGCATGGCAGACCTGATCCATTTAAAGGCGATTATCACATACAAGCTTTTTTACATTATGTTGATAAAAATGGAAAATATAAAGATTGGATTTATGACACAAGACCTAGTCTAGGAATGCCACATACAGCAAAAAGGATGTAATATGAGATTTATTTACGAGAAAGAAAGTTCAAAAATAGTAGTCAGTTTTAGAGAAAGAATAACTCTTCTTTTGACTGGGAAGTTAGAATTTACAGATGTTAACATGAAAAAACTGTTTAACAATCTTTTTAAGATATGCGTTGATTTTCAAGTAAGATTCGACAAAAATGTTCAAAAACTAACAAACGACCCTACAGAAGAAATAAATCCTAAGTAATTCGTACAGTTTATATCACCTCAATATTTTGCTATAATACCGATATGCCTTTAGCAAAAGTAAACATAGCACCAGGATTCGATAAACAATCTACACCTTCAGATGCAGAGGGGCGATGGGTTGATGGTGATAATGTTAGATTTCGATACGGAGAGCCTGAAAAAATAGGTGGATGGTCAGCTTTAGTAGATCAAAAATTAATTGGCGCAGCTCGAGCACAACATGTTTGGGCTAACACCGCTGGTAAAAGATATGCTGCAATAGGCACAAACAAAGTTTTAATTATTTATTTTGATGGTGCTTTTTATGACATTACACCTTTAGACACTGACAATTTTTCTACGGGTGCAAACATAACAACGACCAACGGATCAGCGACAGTTACAATAACTACAAGTAGTCAACACAATCTCAGTGTTGGAGACATAATTACTTTTGCAAATGCTGGATCTTTTGGAAGTGATACAAATTACACTGATGCAGATTTTGATGACAAACTTTTCGAAGTACAAACTGTACCTACAATAAATACTTTTACAATTACGATGCCCTCTTCTGAAACTGGATCAGGAGAAACAAATGATGGCACGTTAGATGTAAGACCATACGTTGTGGTTGGGCCTTTGACACAAGCAGCAGGGTCTGGTTGGGGCACATATTTATGGGGAGGTCGAACGGTAGCACAGACCACTACTACAATGAATAATGGTGGAACATTAGCTTCCGGAACTACATCTCAAGTTATACTTACTGACGCTTCAAATTTTCCTAGTTCAGGCACTATCAGGATTGGATCTGAAGACATAACATATGCTACTAAATCCACTAACACTTTACAGACATTAGGAAGAGGAGCAAATGGAACTACACCTGCCAATCACTCTGACGGATCTACAGTTACAAATATAACTGATTATGTGGGTTGGGGAGACGCGTCAGCGACTAGCACGGTAACAATCGATCCTGCGAATTGGTCTTTAGATAATTTTGGTAATATATTAATTGCAACGGTTCATAATGGTGAAACTTTTACTTGGGATGCGTCTTTAACTAATGCTCTTCAAACAAGAGCAACTATTGGAACTGGTATGCCTACTAAATCTGTAATGACTATAGTTTCTGACAGAGACAGACATATTTTTCATTTAGGCACAGAAACTACAGTTGGTAGCCCTACTACACAGAATAAAATGTTTATAAGATTTTCAGATCAAGAAAGCACAAGTGATTACGCACCAACATCAACGAACACCGCAGGCACATTTCAACTTGACGATGGGACACAAATAATAGGTGCTTTCAAAGGTAAAGATTATATTTTGGTTCTTACAGATACAGCTGCCTATGAAATGCAGTTTGTTGGACCACCTTTTACATTTTCAATTAGAAAAGTTGGATCTAATAATGGATTACTTGGACAACATGCGGGAGTTTTTGCAAATGGTGCGGTTTACTGGATGGGTAAGACAGGAGGATTCTATGTTTATGATGGTACTGTAAAGTCTCTCGATTGTTTAGTTGAGGACTTTGTATTTACCACATTAGGAAATAATCCAGGAATAAATTATAATTCAGGTCAAGTCGTTTATGGTGGTATTAATGAATTATATTCTGAAATAAATTGGTTTTATCCCACAGCGAATTCCAGTCAAGTAGATAGAGTAGTTACTTATAATTTTGCAGAAAATGTTTGGACAACAGGTACTTTAGATAGATCTACATGGGTAGGTTCAACTGTATACGAACAACCTTACGCTACAGATTTTAATGAATCGGACGCACCTACATTTCCAGTTGTAAGTGGTGTTTCTAATGGAGCTACAATCTATTACGAACATGAATCAGGAATAAATCAATCTAATGGAGATGGAACTGAAACAGCTATTACTTCATTTATTAAATCAGGAGAGTTTGATTTGAATGGAAGACAAGGTGTGCCTGGTGATGGTGAATTTTTAATGAGTATAAAAAGATTTTTACCTGACTTTAAACGTATTAGTGGTAATGCAAAAGTAACAATATT